CAGAAACACCTAAAGATTGTCCAAGAATATTAACTTCTAAAAAGTTGTCCTTCTTATTGCTTTTTGTTTGGGGTATTGGTTGTCTTTAGTGGGTGCCATATCGCCCCACACATTCCCAGTTCTGAAACTTGCTTGTTGCCAACAAGTAAGTTACTTGTCGTGAACAAGTATCTGGCTAGTTAGTACTCACTAACATCGGGTTAGTTGGTTAGTGCTTACTAACATCCAGGTTGGTTAGTACTCACTAACAACTTACTTGTCGCAAGCAAGTATCTTACTTGTTCGGAACAAGTAACTTGGGCGGGGGCGGTGACAACTTTAAATTTATTATTATTGTAGCCCCCCAGCCACAAAAAAAGCCAAAATGGGGATATCTCAAGTGTCTGTTACCAAAAGAAACATTAAGTGTTACCGTGTTACCTTTGGTAACAAATATTTATTTTCAAAAAAGGGTTGTAGTACTTGAATATTAATATAGGATAGGGTGGGTAGGAGGGCTTAAATGGCCTTTTAATTTTTTAAGGAGAGCTAAAATGGAAACTAGACCAGAACATACTGTTGAGTATCGTTCCGTTGATTATTATTCAATGTGTGAGAAGTCCAAGGCCAAGGTAAAGGCTATGCAGGATGCTGGTTTTAGCACTATGTATGATGCCAAATCTACGCCTGAAGAGACTGAAATCCATAATAATGGCAATATGGGCGGTTTTTCTGTCGTAATGATGGGTAAGTAAGTGCTTACTAACCTGCAATCCTATGGCTGACGTAGGTGTTCTGGAGCAGATAGCTGATCATCTGGCGGATATTGTTGATGAGCTAAGAATTTTCAATCAATTTCTAGCGGATATAGATGAGCGAACAGGATTCACAGAGCCATTACCAGAAGCGGAAGGCGGAACTCAAAGCAAAGAAAGCAGATAAGCCCTCTAACAAGGAGTTGGCGGCTAGATCCCCTGGCGGAAGGGGTAAAATAGGCCGACCAAAGGGTGATGCCGCTATTATCAACGAGTATAAGGCTCGTATGCTGGCGTCTCCTAAGTCTAGAAGGGTGCTGGATACCATATTTGAAGCTGCGCTGGATCATGAACACAAGAATCAGGCTGCTGCATGGAAGCTGGTGATGGATCGAATACTGCCTGTAGCCGCATTTGAGAAAGATGTTATAAACAGTAGCGGTAAATCGGCTATCCAGATTAATATCACTGGCGTTGGTGGTGCTGAGATATCGCCGGAGCCTACGATAAATCAAACAACGATAGACGGTAAGTCCGGTGAGATACTTCAGGATTGAAGAATTTGACTGTCAAGAAACAGGGGAAAACAAAATGAACCCTGATTTCTTGGAAAGGTTGGATGAATTACGCCATCTATGTGGCTTTCCCTTTACGATTACATCGGGATACAGAGATCCCTCTCATAGTATTGAAGCCAAAAAAGACAATCCAGGTATGCACACTAAAGGCATTGCTGCTGATGTGTACATTGGTAGCGGTGTTGACCGCTATAAAATTCTATTGACTGCTTTTAGCATGGGTTTTACAGGGATAGGGGTAGCCAAAACCTTTATTCATGTAGATACTCGCAATAGTCAGCCTGTAGTCTGGACCTATCAATAATGCTATACACCAAACACACCAATGTAACGGGCACCGCAGAAGTAGTGCTTTTAACCGTTCCAACGGGGTTTGTGGCTCATGTCAGTTATATTTTGGTGGCAAATAATCATGCCTCATCAAATAACTGCTCTATGCACTTCGATGACGGCACAAATGAACTACACATACTAAAAACTAAGGCGATCGCTAGCGATTCCAGAGAAGAGTTCTATCGTGGTGTATTTGTTTTGCAACCTGGGGATCAAATCAAAGTTCAGACAAGTGGCGCTGGAGATGTTGAGTTTGCGGTGACATTTGATTTGCTTGAAGCACCTACAACCTTTGTGAACTTCGCATGACTCCTGAACAGCTTAATGCATGGCGAATCATTCCAAGGATATTGATGTTTGCCATGATAGCTATGACATACCGTACAGTTGAATGGTTTATGTCTTTGCCCGATCCTAATCCTGAGCAAGCGGCTCTGGTTAGCGTAATGACAGGCGCATTGACTGGATCTTTTGGTTTATTTTTGGGCAAAAAAGAATAATGGCTGACTTGAACGTACAGCTATTGCCGTGGCAGCAGGATGTATATTCTGATCCTACGCGCTTTAAGGTAGTTGCTGCAGGCAGACGTACAGGAAAGTCTAGACTCGCCGCATGGTTGTTGATCATCAATGGCCTACAAGCTGACAAAGGCCATGTCTTTTATGTAGCCCCAACACAGGGGCAAGCACGAGACATTATGTGGCAAACTCTTATGGAGTTAGGCCATCCAGTAATATCAGGCTCTCATATTAATAACTTACAGATTAAGCTTATAAACGGCGCAACCATTAGCTTAAAAGGAGCTGACAGGCCAGAAACCATGCGTGGTGTGTCCTTGAAGTATCTTGTGATGGACGAATACGCTGATATGAAGCCTGATGTATGGGAGCAGATACTGCGTCCAGCCCTTGCAGACCAAAAGGGTGAGGCTTTGTTTATTGGTACGCCTATGGGCCGCAATCATTTTTATGAATTGTATAAGTATGCTGAGCTTGGTGATGATGAAACTTACAAGGGCTGGCACTTTACGAGTTACGATAATCCAATTCTAGACTCTGGAGAAATTGATATAGCCAAAAAATCAATGTCCAGTTATGCATTTCGTCAGGAGTTTATGGCCTCGTTTGAGGCTAGAGGCTCAGAAATGTTTAAAGAAGAGTGGATAAATATTGGCGAGGGTGATAGTGATGGAGACTATTATATTGCCATTGACCTTGCAGGCTTTGAGGACGTAAACAAAAAGCGAACCAAGAATACAAATCTAGATGAAACGGCTATTGCAGTAGTAAAAGTTGGCACAGATGGTTGGTTTGTTGAAAACATTATTCATGGCAGGTGGGAACTGAACGAAACTGCTATGAAAATCTTTCAAGCGGTACGTGATTACCGCCCTGTTAGTGTAGGAATCGAAAAAGGCATAGCAAAGCAGGCCGTAATGTCGCCCTTAACGGACTTGATGAAGAGATATGGCATGTTTTTCCGTGTTGAAGAGCTAACTCACGGGAATAAGAAGAAAACAGACAGGGTAATGTGGGCATTGCAGGGCCGATTTGAAAACGGGTATGTTACGTTAAATAAAGGCGAATGGAATACGCGCTTTTTAGACCAGTTATTCCAGTTCCCAGATGCTTTAACGCATGATGACTTGGTGGATGCATTGGCGTATATAGATCAGTTAGCCCAGGTTGCATATGATTATGAGTATGAAATTGACGACCACGAGATATTGGATGTGGTAGCAGGATACTAATATGGCAGAAGAGATTTACAGTCCAGATCCATTGATGATTCAGCAGTCACTTAGTGAATGGGTTATGACAAAGTGCGAAGGCTGGCGTGATTACTATGAGTCAAACTATGAATATAGGTTTGAGGAGTATTATCGGTTATGGCGCGGTCAGTGGGATCCTCAAGATTCTCAAAGAGCGTCAGAGCGATCTAGGATTATTAGCCCTGCATTGCAACAAGCAGTGGAATCTAATGTTGCGGAGCTTGAAGAGGCAACTTTTGGCCGTGGAAAGTTTTTTGACATTGCAGATGATTTCGTTGATGGTCAAAAACAAGATATTGCGTATTTACGTAAAAAACTCAATGAAGACTTTGAAACCTGCCAAGTTAGAAAGGCCGTGGCTGAATGCCTTATTAACGCGGCTGTATTCGGAACTGGCATTGGTGAAGTGGTTATTGAGGAAATTAAAGAGATGGCTCCGGCGAAAGAGCCGGTCATGGGTGGCGTTCTCGAAGCGGTTGGTGTGAATGTTACGGATCGTGTAGTTGTAAAACTAAAGCCTGTACTGCCTCAAAACTTCTTGATAGACCCTGTTGCGACTTCTGTTGAAGATGCCTATGGGGTAGCCATTGATGAGTTTGTAAGCCGACATGCGGTAGAGATCCTGCAAGAACAGGGCATATATAGGGAAGCATTTATTGAATCTGCTGCTTCTGATAGCAATTTAGAGCCAGATCAAGACCTAACTGTATATAACGATGATAAGGTCAGGCTTACGAAATACTATGGTCTTGTACCAAAGGATCTCCTAGAAGAAGAAGATGTAGAGGTTGAAGGAGATTCTAAATTCGTAGAGGCAATTGTCGTAATCGCCAATGGCGGCACTCTTCTTAAAGCAGAAGTAAATCCTTACATGATGGGTGATCGCCCTGTTGTGGCTTTTCCTTACGATGTGGTTCCAGGTCGATTCTGGGGTCGTGGTGTATGCGAAAAGGGTTACAACAGCCAAAAGGCTCTTGATACTGAGCTGAGAGGCCGTATTGATGCATTAAATTTAACAATTCATCCAATGATGGCTATAGATGCTACTAGGCTTCCTAGAGGAGCTAAGCCGGAAGTCCGTCCAGGCAAGATGATTTTGACAAATGGAGATCCCCGTGAAGTCTTACAGCCGTTCAACTTCGGACAAGTCAACCAGATTACGTTTGGTCAAGCCGCAGCCTTACAACAGATGGTTCAACAGGCTACAGGGGCGGTGGATTCTGCTGGAATTGCAGGTCAGAT